CGACTAGGCACGTCAGGCCACGGAAACCTACCACTAAGTCCGGGAAGCCCTTCCCCAGCCCGCTGGTCACCGCCACGGTCATTCCAGCGTCTCGCAGCGCCTTGACGGTCGCTGGCTGGTTCGCGTCAATCTTTGCCGCTCTACGCATCGCTATTCCTCCTCCTCTGTAACCACTCTGCCCACTCCCGCTCCCGCGCCTCCCGCTCGTCCGCATCGGCCGCCCGAATCCGCGTCACGGGCCGCGTCGGCTGTACCGGCTCGGGCTTGGCAAACACCTCCGCCCCCACGACCGGCTCGGTCACCCCACGCCCCGGTAGGGCCGTACCCCAGCGCCGCGGCACCTGCTTTTCGATTGCCTTCGCCGCCGTCGCCATTTTCGCGCGGCTGCTTGCCTTCACCTTCGCCTCCTGCCGCTGGTCGTAGCAGACGCGGCAATACTTCCCGTGCGGCGTGGCCTTCGGCTGCCCGCACCCCGGCGACTCGCACGTGGTAGACCGCGGCTGCACTCCCGCCTTGCGCCGCCGCTCGGTCTCGTAATTGCGCAGGCACTGGCGACACATGACCCCGTAGGGGAGGCGCGGCTCGTCGCACAGCTTGCATTTCGACGTGTCCACCACCTTGACCGGCGCGTCCGGGTCCATGCCCCGGCTGCGGCGGACCTGGCGCCGTGCGTAGTCTCGATAGTGGTCGGGACACAGCGCCACGGTCACGCCCGGCTTGCGCGGCGCTCCGCATTCTCGGCAGACCGTCGAGGGCTGGCGCGGCTGCCGCGGGCGGCCTTTCCGGCGGCGTTGGTTGTAATGCTGGCGGCAGAGCGGCGCGTTGCTGTAGCTGACCGCTGGCTCGTTGCAGTGGCGGCAGGTGCGGGTCACGGCTTCCCCTCCCGCAACTCATCCATCACCCGCTGCGACCCCTCCAGATCCCCCGCCGCCGCCAGGGCCTCGGCGTATCCGGCGAAGTACGCGGCGCGCGCTAGTCGGCGCTTCTCGGGCTCGACGAATATTGCGAAAATGTTCCATTTGTCTTCAAGTGTCATCCGAAAAGCCCCCAATTCATTTGAGTTCCCATGGTCCCTCTATACGTTGTCGCGCTTGCGTGCGCTTCGATACGGTCAATTAAAATCAGCGCCCGCGTCTCCTTGCTCTTAGGTTGATACGGACCGCTCCATCGAACATCGAGTCCAATGTTTCGCGCCACGTTCGTTGAGTCGGCGCTTGATAGCGGAAGGTGGGAAAAGATGGTCGGGTCCAGCATTCGCAAGCCGTGTAGCTTGCAAAGCGGCATCCCTTGTTCGTTGCACGCGGTCATCATGACTTCGTGCATCCGGCCCCACCATTTGACCGAGCCGATCTCCCAAAACTCACCGCTGCTGCCGATGGCAACGCGCGGCCAGTCTTTCACCAGCCCAGCCAGCCGCTCCAGGGGCTCGTGCATGTGATATACGGGAACCGAGACGTGGCGCGGCAAGGTCCATTGCTCGATGAGTGCGTCGTTCTGCGCCGCGTTGCCGTCGATCTTGTCGGGGATAAGGCACCAGTCGAAACCGGGATGCAGCACCCAGGTAGCCACAAAATCCCGGTACGCCGGAGCATCAATGTCGCCCTTGCCTGCCGTGAATAGTGGGTACGCGCCGTTGTCAAGAATGAAAGACTGGCACATTTCCGCAACCAGTTCGATCTGCTCTGAATTCGCAAATGAGACACAGGCGTGGCGTCTTGCGTACGCTTGAATCGCCGCTGACCTAGGCGTAATCGGCCCTCCGTGGTAATGGATCATGTCTTCCTCCTCGCCGTCACAAAAATATGCTCGACCCCTAACGTGGCCCGCAACTCCCACCCGTGTTTGGCCCAGTCTGGAACCTTCGCTCGAAACGCTGCGTAGACCATGTCATGCAACGAGTCTGGGTCGTTGATGGCGTCGCGGATCACTTCGAGGGCCCGCCGGTCGTGCATGGGCACTGCAATCGTGTACTCACTCATACGCCACCCCTCCCCGGCGGTTCCATGCGGCGATGGCGCACCTGTCGAGCACCGCGCCGGCCGTCATTCCTTCACCGCCTTCCGCCACTCCTCCGGCGACGCCAGCCTCGTATACGCCGCAGGCCAAGCCCAGTCGGCGACGTTGTGGTAGACCAAGTCGATGATGTCGGCCTTCACTGTGGGCGAGGCAAGGGCGGCTTCGATGTGGAGTTGGGGGAGGGTCATGCGGGAACCTCGGCATCTTCAAACATAACGACCTGCCTATCGTCGTCATCAAAATCCATGTCTACCTTTGCCAGCGCCAAATTCTTTACCGCTTGGCGAAAGTAGCTCGGTTTTAACTCAGCACCAATAGCCTTCCGCCCGTTAATCAGCGCCCCATACGGCTCAGACCCGACACCCATAAATGGCGTCAAAACAACCTCGCCTGGATTCGTCCTCAGAACCACCGTTCGCTCGATAACGTCCAGCTGAAGTGGGTGCATATGGCGCTCATCTTCGCTTTCTCGCGCCTCGCGGTAAGGCAGTACTCTGCCGAGTCGCACGTCGTCCCAGAACGCTGAGGCATACTGCCGCCATATCCAATGCGAGTATCGGTTTTCAATCTGATTGCCCTTGTGTCCGCGGTACTGCCACAATTCGCGCGGAACCTGCCTCTCGCCCGCATACCTCATGAGCCCGCGCGGATGCTCGACCGGGATCGGGTTCTCTCCGTTTTTGCGGAACAGTAAAAGGTAATCCGCGCTCGCGACATCGCACAGCGTAGAATCTTCGGTCATCTGGCGATGCGCAAGCCCCTTCGCCATTGTCCGGTTGCGAACCTCAAGCGGCTCTTTCCAGACATGATAGCGCCCGGCATAGCTCCACCCCTGCTGCTTATGCGCCCGAATGATGTCACCGGGAAAGTCGATAAGGTCTCCGCCTACGTTTGCTCCATTGTCCGGTACATCCATGCAATGCACAGCACTGCACCGACCAGGCAGCGTAAGCCTTGTGATCTCTTTGATTACGTGTCCGTAGTGCTCGAAAAACTCGGCATACGACCGGCAGTTCGATAGATCTCTGTCACTCGATGAGTAGTGGTAGAGTCCGCAAAACGGAGGAGAGTACACAGACAGGTGTATGGATTCGCTCGGCAGCGATGCCATTACCTCAATACAATCTCCGTTATAGATCGCGTAGCGATCGGTCATTACTTGATCCATTACAGCCATGATGGAGTCTCCTGTTGCTTGGTAAATGCTGTTGATCTTTCGATCCGAAGTTCGTTATTCATAAGCTCGACCATACGATCAAACATCTTTGCCGCTTGCGCCGCCTTGCGGTTGAGATTTTCCAGTACCCCGGCCTCGCCCTCGCTTGACACAATGTCTATCGTTACCTTGCGTTTCTGCCCAAACCGCCATGAGCGCCGGACGCCCTGATAGTACTGCTCGAAGGAATGCGAAACAAAGGTCGTCTGATGAGCGCAGTGCTGCCAGTTGAGGCCGTACCCTGCGATCTGCGGCTTTGTAATCAGCCGCTTTATTTGCCCAGCACTAAACGCCGACAGTAGTTCCTCCTTTCGCTCGTCCGTGTCGCTACCTGATACCTGTTCTGAGTCAGGGATCAATTTCTTCAAAAGATCGCCCTCGGCGTTCAGGTGGCACCACACAACCGAACAATCATGCGCCGATACAAGATCCGCCACCTTTTCGCACCGCTCTTTAAGCGTGCGCCGGCGCTCCTCTTTTTGCTCCGGCAGTGTCCTCGCTGGGGTATCGAATAGTTGCCCATCGCGCGGTCGAGATGCCTTGATGGTGTGCTCTGTCGTCACGAGTTCCGGCAAAATAAAACCGCCATCATCAAAGCCAAGGTCAGCCGGTCGCCGCACTGCGCGGCTAAATGATACCAGCCAGCGCCAAAAGTCCGTCTCGGCGTAGGATCTAAGCCGATAGGTGTCCCGGCCCCACGCAACGCCGGCGGTGCCGTTTTCGCGCTTGAAAAATCGAGTCAGCATATCCTGAAAGCCAAGATAGCCAAGCGCCTCGGACGATGTGCCAAGCTCCATGTAATCGTTTGGCGCTGCGGTTGCGGTAGACAGTAGCCGGTAGGGCACCGTCCTCATGAACTCCGTCACCTCGGCTTTGGTGGCTCCGTCAAAGTTCTTAAGTATTGACGACTCGTCGCAAATCACCGCGCCAAAATCGTCCGGGCTGAACTTCGACAGGCGCTGGTAGTTCGTGACGATTACCTTTTTTGATGACGGGATTTCGCCCATCTGGGAGCGGTAACACTCGATCCCAAACTTCTGCCCCTCGATTACGGTCTGTGGCGCGACGGCCAGCGGCGTTAGCACTAGCGACGGTTTATTCGTGTGCCGCATTGCGTTCTCGCCAAAGGTCAACTGCATCAACGTCTTGCCCATGCCGCAGTCGATAAACCCTGCCGCCCTTCCCTTGGCGCATTTCCATTCAATAAGCGATTGCTGAAAGTCGAAAGCCTGCCGCGGGACGTATCGTGCCGGGAAGCCAGACGATGCACCAAAATCAGCCTTGGTCCGCAGAAACTCCTCATACGTCATTCCGCCACCTCCCCCCGCCGCGCCGCCAGCACCGCCGCAATCTGCCGCAGCCAGCCACCATACTCGGCGATTTCAGCGTCTGTGTATTCGTTTTCCCGC